TCATGGTGATCCATTTCTTTTTGCAGCTTGGCGAGCTTCACTTAAAAGTGTCTTGTATTCTGCATCATTTTGTAGGGCAGAAAAGGTAATTGACTTATTGGAATAACCACCAAGGTACATTGCAATAATCTTTTTAGTATTCGTTTCAAGATTTTTATTTGCGCCAACAAAACTAGGGCAAATTTCTTGTAAAACTTGAGTAGATGCAATGTCATCTTTAATTAAGCTATCAGCTTCTTGTGTCGAGATACCCTCATCAGCAAAAACCGTTTGCGTACACAATGTGATACTGATCCCCAATACTTGAAAAAAAGGAGCGAAAGTTTTCATTTTTTCACAATTTTATAATGCTATGGAGGCATAAATATATATAATTCAACAAATAATTCAATTGAGAAAACCTTCGGGTTTATTTGTCGAGAAAGATTTTTTGTGAATATTTTAATTGCGAATGATCATTTTTAATTTAAATTACTGTTATTTATATAAATATTTTTGGTATATATTTAAATTACCCGTTAAGTTACCCGTTTTTCTAATTTTGCTCTATTAAAAATAAAGCCTGCTATGAGCAGGCTATGTCATCTGATTTTTGTTTTTTCTCTTCAACTTTCTTTTTTACATATGATTCATGCCAGAAAACATCCTTTCTATTAATTCGGACAGGTTGCTGGATATCACCACTTTTATCCGATCATAGAATGCATCCTTTTTCATAGAGAGAAGGGACATAAACTCTTTAGCACGTACTCTACGATCAATCTCCATTACCCCTCCTTACTTTCCGCTTTCATAAAAGTAATCCAATGTGTATTACTGCGTTTTCCACTAATGTGTCCAAACAATGGTTTTTGATCTGTAAGATCTAATATTTCACTAACTTTGATCTGTGTTTCATTCCATTTGAAAATTAAAACACCACCATTGGCCAATACACGAAAGCACTCTGCAAAACCTTTGCTAATATCATCACGCCAATCTTCGGATAACTTTCCATACTTAGCAGCCAACCAACTTTGCTTGCCAGCTTTGACTAAGTGTGGAGGATCAAACACGACTAAAGTAAATTGGCCATCCTTAAAAGGCATGTGGCGAAAATCCATCATCACATCTGGTTCAATTACTAAAGAACGACCATCGCATAATGTATGTTCTTCTTTACGAATATCGCCATACACCACATTAGGATTTTTACGATCAAACCACATCATGCGAGAGCCGCAGCATGGATCTAAAATTTTGCATTCATCCCTCAGCTCCCGATTCAACATCCAACAACATGCTGCCTTCCTCTGGATATTCGGTCATCCAGAAGTAATAGCCTTTGCCACTGTGCCCATCTTCAAAAAATTTAATAGTTAGTTCAGTTTCAAGTTGATCTAAATCATTTTCACCATCTGGATTTACAAATTCGAGAAGGCTTTTTAATTGGTGACCATTAAGAGTTATGCTCATTGTTCAGCTCCCGATTCGCTTGCTTCTAAAAACTTCAAGTTTTCTGCAACTGCATTTTCAGCTTCGGCTTTTGAAGCGAATTGAAGAATTTCAAAGTTATCTTCATCTTTATAGATATTTGCAAAATATACTTTTGTTGACTCAGTACGTTGCCATTTTTGCAACTCAAGCACTTCTCCCTTATCTATTTCAATGTCATATTCGAAAGGGCAATCAACTACATAATCTGAGCCTTCCAAATAATATGTATCTGTAAGCTTTTGTTGAGTATCTAGCACCGCCTGAGCTTTGGCTTTTTCTAGCTCTGCTCTAAGCCTGTCAATTTCACAAGCCGCATGTTGGCAAATAACACGTAATTCATTTTCGCTATATTCATCTACGTGCATCATCATCAAATGGCTAATTTCAGTACCAAATTGACTATCACCTGCAAATACCCAAACAGCACCATTGTCTTGCTCAAAGCTTAGATTGACTTTGCCTTCTTTATTCAAATCTGTCATGCTGCTGCTCCTTAGCTCGGTCTTTTATTGAATTTGTCGAACGTTTGCATGAACTGATCAACACTGAATTGAATTGTTTTCTTAGCATTGTGTGGCTCAAACTGAGCAGCATACAAAAGCCATACCAAGCCACATTACTGAGAATGTGAAAACCTTTGCTGAGTCTTTATCTTGGCTATTCATTTCATCAACCATAGGGCTAATAATCTTCTTAAAAATCTCTTCTGCGATTTGGTCAGAAGTACCGCTAATTGTGTTTAATTCGATTTGTTTCATGCTGCCACCTTTGCTTTAATGCGCTCTTGATATAACTTTGCGTAGTACTCTTGAGCGTGTGGAATTTTGTCTTTGATCTTCTGGATCATTGCTTCGTCACGTTTGTAGGTGACAGTTGTTAAACGTTCTCTAAGGTCGATACGCTCGACTAAATCAATCAACTGCTCTCTGTCATCCCAATCATTTGTAAGCTCGATAGGGCAAGGGAGCAGCCAGAAATCAACCATTGCTTGTTCACAGTCGTAAAGCCACATGTAGCCTTGCATCTGCCAGTCATAGCCCGCTTTCTTCGCCTTTTCTTCTGCTTCATCTTGAAAGAATGGGTGAGTTCCAATATCCCAAGTACATTTAGTGTCGATGATCAACTTGTTATTTAGATCGAGAATGTCGCATTCACCAGTGATGAACTCATTTTCCAAACGTCCTTCATGTTTCAAATACTGACGAAAACGAACCTTGCCAGACAGGCTAATTGCAATTTCTTCAAGCGCATTACCTTTTGCTGTGTACTGATTGCCCTTGAACGATCTGAAAGTTGTCAAATCCTCCTTAACAATTGTTCTGATCTCAGTCTTAGCAGTATCAGATAAAGATTGATTCTTGAGTTGGTCAATGATTGAGTTCTCATCATCTGAGCGCTTGCGCTTCTTGATTAATGCTTCAATTTCCTCAGTTCTGAGTTCTTGAGCGATGCTTTGAGCATCACCCATTAACTTAGAAAGGCTTGAGCAGCGGAATAGTTTCATGGCTTCACCTTCATCTTTAACAACCAAAAGCCATATCCGTTTGTTTGTACTGAAAAACCTTTATATGTCTCGCCTGTTAATTCCGACTTGCCAATATCTATAAGCGGCAACAAGCTAGCAACAACAGCATTAAACTGATCAAGCCCTATCTCATACTTATCGTAAATCGCCTGATCTAAATCATCGTATTCAGAATCATCGTCCAAATTGCACAAGTGACAAATAAGTTCGTGTGTATCAATCATCACTGAGCCTCCACCGCAATACGCTGTGCATTAGTAAGTGCATAGCCTTCTAATACATACTCTTTAGTAACTGCATCCGCTTTGATTTGCTCTAGGAGAACTGGAAACTCATTGTCTGGTACAGTTGGTTTAACTTCCTGAACTTCTCCAACTTCCTTCACAGTGACATTTTTAAACCAGTCTTTAGGTGAACTCATGCCATCACGTAAGCTAGTGAAAATCTTGCGAAGCGCAACGATATTGGCTGCCGTGATAGCATCAAGACGACGCTGAATGTAGTCTTCAATGTCTTTCTTGGTGACATTAAATTGCTCAAAGGCTACAACAAGCTTTTGTACCGCTTCTGGTGAAGTGTCAGCACTTGCATGGATTGTCTTTTCGCACTGATTAACTGCATCATCAATTACATCACCCGGTATTACACCTAAGATGCATGCACGTAGACGACGAGCACCATTGTTTGCAACCAATTCATAAATATCGCGTGGATCTGTTAATTTTTTAGATCCATTGCGTGTATAACGAATATGTGGAACCTGAAAAACCTTTGTTTGACGGGTATTTGTTTCAACATCCCAGGCAAATGCTTCAACCGTAGATTCGCCATTTTCAGAAGACAATTCACGGATACCGTACTGAATATTCCCCCAATTCTGAGCAAGCATTTCTGCAAGTCGAATTGATGGACCAGTTACTGAACTACCACCACGAGCATAAGAATAAACAGCCGATTGAGCTAAACCGGGACGCTGGCAAGCGTTCATAATCCGGTCATAAGCTTCAATTGGGTTACGTGGGAACTGCTTAGCAATAACTAAAGCAGCTTGAACCTCTGCAATTGCACGTTGACTATCAGACTGAACTGTAGACATTGCTTGAGTAGTAGGAGCAGCTACTGCAAAAGGGTTCTGTCCTGAGTGTTGTACTGGCGCATTCATAATCTTCTCCTAATTCTTATCTGCTAACTTTTTGAAGTGCTGGCACATGCTTCTGACAACTTTAAACAACCACTTTTCTTCTCTTTGGGTTGTATGTCTTGATGTGGTAGTGAAGAGTTGAACAACATGTTCATGGCATTCTTGTCCGTACCATTGTTCCAAGAAGTACTCTTCAATAGTCTTGAAGCCACAACTTCCACGGTAAGCAGTCCAAGCACAATCCCAACAACGGATAGTGACTTGAAATGCTTGTTCGCCATACCACACAACGAATACGTCAATTGGATCTACACCGTTGTTTGCTGGAATGTGGTGTGCATGTACGCTTTTAACTTCCATCACCCACCTCTCAACTCATTTCTAATTTCAGCCAACCGTTTTAAAGTTTCACTTAGGTAAGCGATTTTTGTCTTAATAGAAAACTGATCACCTAGCTCTAATTGGATTTGTTCAGTACCTCGGCCCACATAACGCAAGTGAATCCAATTGCCGCCATCAGTGATGACTGTGTCTTTCTCACTAGAAAGTGGAAGGAGGGCATTTACAGAATCTTTAATAAGAGCTTGAAGTCTTGATACTTCGATAATTTCAGGATGTGCATTCATAACATTCACCATGGAGCGCTTAAATGCGCTCTCTAATCCCTGATTCGATAAGATCTTTAATCTCAACTACGTCTAAACGATCAACGTAAGCCAAGACTTCGCCATCTTCGTCATAAACACGGATGTCTTTAATCTCGTTAATTTCAACATCACGCCATGATTGATAGCCGTTGCCATCAATTGAATACTGAGCATCAAATTCAACTTCTAAAGTGAACTTTTCATTAGCTGTTTGAAGTACAGCTTGTTCATTCTCAGGGTCGATTGATTCAACTTTGAAAGGAGCAACAACGGTTACAGGCTCGTTGTTAGCTGGGGTGAATGCATAAGCAGCAGTTAGAGCACTAACAACTCCTACGAAACCCATAGATTTGACTATGTTGGCTTTTATGTTCATACTTATCTCCGCATTTGATGCAAACCGCCTAGACTCTGACCCCTATGGCGGTTTTTGTTTATAAGGTGAGTAAAGCATACTTTACCTTGCGGACATTGTAAAGCCTACTTTACTAATTATTTTTAAGTACACTTTACTTTTTTGTGTGGGCGAATAAAAAACCACTATATGCATAGTGGTTCGGACGAAGCGATTTAGAATTTATTTAGTTAAGTCTTTTGCAATTAACCATTCTTTTTTATCTACATCATATTCAGGCTCTAATAAAGCCAAAATATAACCTGACGCCTCAAATTTAAAATGTTCTTTTGATGGACTGACAAACCCCCAATAAACTAAGTCATTTTTACCTAATGAGTTTTGATACTTATCATTAATTCCAGCAACTAAAGTTGTACCTTCACTATTTGCCAATTGAACTAAAAAAACCTTGGATAGAGTTATTATTATGAATAACTTCTTGAATTATCCCAAAACTCATTTGATTTTTTTTCAAATAAAGGCTTGTGGATGGTAGTTGCAAAAGAAAAGGCTGACAGATTGTCCTTAAAAATTAATTTTTCCCCAGATAGTTTTTTATAAAAGACCCACCTTTTAATTTTTAATAATAAGAAATACCCCCAAGAAAGCAGAAAGCCAATCGGTAGAAAATACAAAAATAAATGAAAGAAAAAAGCCATCTCTTTTTTTGAGGAAAATATTCAGGATTTAGTATTTGGTTTAAATCTAAGTTCTCTTTATAAACCCACGATAATAAAGAAATAATCCCTACTGTTAAAACTAAGATGCCTATCCTCTGAATTGGCTCTTTCGAGCCAAATTCCCATATTTTATTTAATCCATTCACTTATATTTCCTCATGTGTAAAACCATTACACCTATAATTGATATATTGTGATTAAGTGATGAAAGTGTTGGGTAGTCTGGATTTAAAGGAACTAGCTCAAAAATTTCCCTTCCAAAATCATCATATCCAATTACTCGATACTTCTTGAAAGTTGCCTCGTAATCACCGTTTTGAGCTACCACAAAAGAACCGGGCTGAGGCATTAATGCTGTGTCGATTGTTAAAAGATCACCTGGTTTAAAGTCTGGCAACATACTGTCACCCCTGAACGGTAAGACTAAATACACTTTTTTCTTTTGCTGATTTATAAGTCGTATAAGTTTCACCTATTGGATTTACCCCATCGTAACCAACAGAGTTAAAAAGGCCAGCTTGTACATAATCTAGTACAGGAATTTTGCTAATTTCATCATTATTAAATACTACATTCGCATCTGATTTTTTATCTAGCAGCATTGGGGCACGTTCGCCAGCAAGCCATTTATGGTTAACACCTAAGAATTCTGCTGCAAGAGTCAAGTTACTGCCATCCAGTTCTTTTGTTGGTCCATTAAACCACTGACCAACACTTGCTTTACTTACTTTACAGAATTCAGCCATTTCTGTGTTTTTTAGTTTTTTATTACGAGTTGATTCGTAGTGTTTTTTGGCTTGATGCATGCGTTCTTGAAGCGAAGACATAATAAAAATTCCCAAATTAGTAAAGCTAGCTTAACTTTTTATAAGTAAAGTTTGCTTGATTTCTTTAAGTAAAGTATGCTTTACTTGTCTTTGTTTACTGGAGTAAAGAAAGTGCAAGTACTGATGAAGAAAAGTGACGCCATTCAGGCGTTCAAAACCAAAGTCGGTGTGGCAAAAGCAATTGGGATTAGTAAACAAGCAGTTAGCTTATGGGGCGATATGGTTCCTGAAGGTTCGGCCTCTAAATTATTGCTTGTAAATCCCAACATCCCACACACGATCAAAGCGGCTTAGGTGGTGACATGGCCGAGAAATTAACCGCAAGTGTCACCTTTAAGTGCACGGAAGAAATGAAAATCAAATTAGAGCGTATTGCGCGTTCTAGAAAGTTAAACGGCTCATCAGAGCTAATGCGTATAGCTGCCATGGACATAATCTTCGAGGTTGAGGAGATGCTTAATTGTCTACAAATGCCTATCGATCTGACCACAGTTACCGAAGATACAAGGAATACGCCTGAGCCGTTTGAGCTTGAACTGGCGCCAAATCCGCATAAAACACAGGCACAAAAAAAGCCCAATTGTCGCAACCAATTGAGCCTTATCTGCCATTCCAATGCAAAGCAATGAAAAGGAAAGCTGAAAGATGAATCTAGCACACAAGCGGGAGGAGGGCAACATGATTACGTTGCACCCATCTACCGCAAAGAAAAAAAGAGCGACAAGCTATGTCGGAAAAATTTACACATGGCTATGTTCAATCTAGCCAGCTTTACCGGAAGGAGGTTTATCCGTTTCTCAGTGATGCTGCACGACATGTGTATTTTGAGCTTGAGAATCGCTTAAACGGTTATCAAAAAGAATCTGATTTTGTTAGCTACTCTCAATTGCAAGGTAATTCTGAAATTGAAGGAGGCAGAATTGTTGCACGCGCTTCAGTTGCCAAAGGCCTAAAAGAGCTAATCGAATTAGGAGTTATCTCGGTTATTGATAAGAGTAAAAACGGGAACAAATATAAGATTCATGAAGTTTCTTTGCTAGGTCAGAAGTACACTAAGAAGACTAGTTCACCTACTAGACTAGTTCACGTAGTAGACCAAGCTGGTTCACCTACTGAACCAAAACTAGTTCACGTAGTAGACACACAAAATAAAGAAAGAAACTTTAAAGAAAATACACATATTGTTCCTGCCGAAAATCCAGTTGATGCAGTACTCAAACTTTGGTCTCCAAATTTGGATGCGTTGAATGCTTGGTTGCAACGATCAGGTATCGCAAAAATGACTCAATCCGAAGTCGATGGTTGGTTACTTGAGATCAACGGGTACTATTCAACAAAACTTGAAGCGGGTCTGCTTACAGATACCCAAATGTACACAAACTTCGTGAAGTGGATTAAACGCAACTTCTCAAGTCGTAAGCCTGCACCTAAAGCACAAGAACAAATCGATTCTCGAAATGTGAATGCAGCATGGGAAAACATCAATCCTGATTACAGCAATGCAGTTGAACCAGTTGAATTGGAGGATTGGATGCTATGAACGCAATGCTTAATCCAGAAGTTTTACAAGGTTCAGGTTTCTGCACTAAACACAACGTGAAAGAAATCATCATGGGAGGCTTCCAAGGCTGTCCACAATGTGCAATCGAGTATGTGGAAAAAGCAAACCAAGAACATGCGTTCGAAGTTCAGAAGTCTGTACGTGAAAAACACTTTGCAGGCGCAATGATTCCAGAACGACACAAAAACGCTGGGTTCAGAAATTACAACACGCCTTTAGCTGGGCAAAAGAACGCTTTAACTCAAACAGCAAGCTTTGCCAAAAAAAATCGTGAAGGGCGAAGTCGAAAACCTAGTCATGGTCGGAAGTACCGGAACAGGTAAAACACATTTGGCGTGTGCAACTGCAAGAACGCTTTTAGCGAAAGGCAACTATGCACGCTACATCACAAGCGAAGAATTGGCTCAACGCATCATGAAAGCTTGGGACAAGGACACAAAAGATCAATCAGAGCAGTCAGTAATTTATGAGTTCACAACCTATGACTTGCTCATTCTTGACGAGTACGGATTGCATGACCGTGATAAGCGCTTAGAGCTAGTGCACAAAGTTCTTTACTCCCGCTATGACGCATGCAAGGCAACGATGCTCATTTCAAACATGACACTTGAACAACTCAAAAATGATTTGGGTGATCGCCTATGGTCACGTTTCCAACATGGCGGACTCACAACCATTGAGTGCAATTGGAAAGATGCGAGGGTGGTATGAAAGCACAGCAAAAGCAATTTGAAATCTTTGAACGGTACTTGGATGTTCTGTTGTATGCAGCCAACGCTACTAGTCCATTCACAGTAACTGAAATTGTAGAGCGTGTAGTGAATGGGAGTAGAGCTTGCGCTTACAAATGTTTGTCTGTTTTGCACAAGGAAGGTTACTTAACCAAGGTTTCAACAATCCGATTCGAGGCAACCCAAAAAACTAAAGAATTATTCGGGGCTAAATCATGAGAATAACTGAACAACAACTAGAAGCAATTCAAAACAAGCGAAATATCGCACAAAAAGGCACATTACAGCTCGATAAAAGCAAAAGTGATGCAAGGGTACTAGGAAGATTAAAACAAGGCGCTATGAACAAAACAGAGCGTAAATATAACGACTACCTAGAAAGCAAAAAAAATGAAAGGTGAAATCCTTTGGTTCAAGTTTGACTGTATCAACCTTAGGTTAGCTGAAAAGACGTTTTATAAGCCTGATTTTTTCGTACTTACAAGTGATTTTGAGTTGCAAGTGCATGAGGTCAAAGGCCATTGGGAAGATGATGCGCTAGTCAAGATCAAAGTAGCTGCTGAATTGTATCCATTTTCATTTAAATCCGTGCATTGGAATACGAAAAACAATGCATGGGATGTAAGACATTTTTAGGAGCGTGAGAGGTGAATATGCGTGTTGATAGTACAGCTTTTACAGACAACCCTCGCGCACGCGCGCGTTTTCTCGAAACTAAGAAAAAAGCCAAAGAATTCTTGCGCCAACGCCGAGGCTATAAACGCCCAGACTTCAACCGCATGATTCTAGATTTACGCAACCTTGGATGGTCACACGAAAAGATTGCATACGTCCTTGATGTGTCGGGTGGCAGCACTGTTTCTTCTTGGTCTACTGGATCCATTCCAGAGTACATACACGGTGAGCAATTCATCATGTTGTGGCAAGAACAAACAGGCTTACAGCGCGTACCACGTGAAGGCGAGTGGCAAACATATAAATACGATATTGGGCAGCTTGATCTACTTGGAAACGTTAGACGTATTCGCTGCTCAGTTAGATGAGGAATTACAACAATGAAACCAGAACAGTTTATTCGTGAGCAGGGGGGTTAAGAAGGCGAGAGACTTGTTAACTCAACGTGATAGATACGTCAATGTTGAGAAGCCAACTCACTTCGATACAGATCTAGACATCTTCTTCCACATAGATGACATCACAGAACTAGATGAATCTGACGTTGACCTTTCCGACCTCAAGCGTCTGGTGGAGTCTTTGGAAATCATTGAGACAGTTGGTTATGACCGAGACGGTGCCGAAGAGATTTATGAGTTTTCGAAGGACTGCGAGGTTATTCATTATGCGGGGCTAGAAATCAAAGTCACTAGACTTGCTCAGGCCATCCGCGACCACGAATCAATATACGGAGGCGGGGAATGAATCAAGAATTTTTGAATTGGGCAAAAAGAATTTGAATTACACAGGTGTAGATGCATTTGAAGCGGGAAAACAAAGTCGACAGGCTGAGATTGATGCAAATGAATTAAAGCTCTTAAAGCTTAGTGAAGCCATCTATGCGTGTGGTGATCTACGTGAATATTCTGATGATGAGCTATTAGGCTTCTACAAAGTCCTCAAAGGCATTTTAGAGGGGAAAGACCATGCGTGTTGATGAGCAAATCAAAATGCTTGAAAGCGGTGACTATGTTTTAGTGCCTAAAGAGCCTACACAAAAATGCTTAATGCTGCTCACTGCTACATGAACCCAGTTAAAGGAAGTGATGTGCATCCTGAGACAAATAGAAAGCGCAGAGAGATGTACAAGGCGATGATCGGGGCATTTAAAGGAGCAAGCCATGAGTGAGTTTAAAAAGGCGACATTTTGGTTAATCAAACGGCTGTTAATTCTGCGGTTATTGAATTGATCTATGAGCACAAACACTACTTTCATGGTTTTAGTAAAGACTTTGGGATCATAACAATCAATAAGAAAAAGCTTGATAAGTATCGCAAAGCAACCGAAGCAGAAAAGCAGATAGGCCACCGCATTGATTGCGAAACCCTAGACCACGAAGAAAACCACATTTCGCCGAATTGCAAAGTGGAGGATGTGTGATGGATAAGTGTAGAGAAGCTTTCGAACGATTTGAATGTGAGAAATACGAAGCAAACTATGACGATATGAAGAAAAATTGGGATTGGTACGAATCTCAATTTGGATATCGCTATTCTCCTGACAGTCTACGCGGGAAAGGCTGGGCAATTTGGCAGGAAGCATGGCAGCACCAGCAAGCGAAAGTGGAGGAGCTGCAAAAGCGGGTGGATTCTTTAACTCAAACAATGGAAGAGCTACTTGAAGAAATGAAATATCCAACTGCTACTTTTGAAGAAGTAATTGTGTGCGGTGTGAAGATGTTAGAGCAAGCGCTCAAGGGGGAAGGATGAAAGCAATCAAGGTCCCATGTGAGCACGACTTGCTAAGTAAGAACGATGACACTTGGGCTAATGCTGTGATGCGCTGTAAGGGTGGAAGCCCTTACTGTGGCGCAGACGGTTATTGTCACGCTGGCGGCACTTGCTTTGCTGATCAGGAACTCACAAGAGAGCAGGCAATCTTAGAAGTAGATCGCTTAGCTCAAGAACTGCATAACTCAAAGATTGAAAACGACAAATTAAGAATTGCAGCTAGTCAACTTGTTAATCAACTTGAATTGGCGAAAGAGCAGAACTTAAAGAGTGGTAATGATCAAAGAGTGTTTGCCTTGAAGTTCTGTATCCATGAAATCAAGAAAGCGATGGAGTGACCAATGACCACATTCAAAGAGGCTTGCAACCACGAGTACCAGTACTGCTGGATTTATAAGGCGTATTTGTGTATCTATTGTGATGAGATGAGGAAGGTATAAGGAATGAATATTTGTATTTGCACACCAAATAAGCTTGTTTGGGATGAGGCGCAAAAAAAGCTGTTTAAACTTGGTTTTGACTGGGAGCGGGAGGAATATCCTGAATTTGATTTTGATTTGCAAGCGGATGTGTGGAAAACAGAGCCATCTTTTGTACTAAATGATGATGGTTGGCATCAAGATATTTCTCATATCTGTGTAATAGACTCAAACTTATTTGTAAACTATAAGGATGATGGAGATCCAGTAAAGGATGGCTTTAAATTGGTGAAATTACAAGACCTTTAATCACCCAACAAACCCCAACATAATAAACACAACACTAGCCCTATTCACAACGAATGGGGCTTTTTCATGGCTGCTAAACTAGAAATTAAAACACCAGGTGTAACTGCTGAACAGAACCAAGAACAACAAGCACAAACACCAGATACAACCCAAGACACTTCAACTAAAAGATCAGGCTGAGGCTGCTTTAGGTCATATCACAGGTGGGGATGATCAAAGTACGGGTGAAACTGGTCCAACTCAAGAAGAACTATTGCGCCAAGAGTTAGAGCAAATGCGCGCTCAAATTGCCGAGCTAAAGAAGTCTACGCAACCAGAAGCGCCAAGTGCCGCTGGTGCAGTACAGCCTAAAAAACGCATTCCTGTTTTGACTGAAAAGGGCTGGTCAACTAAGGAGGCGGACTAATGTGCAGAGGCGGATTAGGAAAAGTTCTTTCATCTGTGACTGACATGTTTGGCCTCACAGACACAAAAGGTGCTTCAAAAGGTTTTGATGCAGAAGCAGCAGATGCAGCCGCTAAAAACCAAGCTCAATTAGATGCAAATGCAGCAACGGCAGAGCGTCGAAAGCGCAATGCTTCAACTGTTTTGGCGTCTGCTTCAGACAACCAAAAGAAAACAACTTTAGGCGGCTGATATGAGTGAGCTAGTAGCAAGGTTATGCAAACGCTTAAGCGAGCTTAAAGCAGCGCGAAACCGCTTAGAACCACATTGGTCTGAGTGCTATCGCTATGCGGCCCCTGAGCGTCAGCAATCGTTTATAGGTGATGATGTAACAGATACACGTAAGACACAACGAGCTGAGCTATTAGATTCAACACTATCAGAAGCAACGCAATTACTTGTATCGAGCATCATTTCAGGAACCACACCAGCTAATGCGCTGTGGTTTAAAGCTGTGCCGAATGGCGTTGATGACCCAGCTGAACTCACAGAAGGTGAGAAGTGGCTTGATGAGGTGTGTCAATTCATTTGGCGCAACATTCACGGGGCTAACTACGATAGCGAAATCTTTGATTTAGTCCTCGACTGTGTGGTTGCGGGTTGGGGCGTAATGTATGCCGATGTAGATCGTCATGCAGGTGGCGGTTATGTATTCCAGACATGGGATATTGGGCAATGCTATCTAGCTTCAACACGTCAGGATCAGAAGGTTGACACGCTCTATCGTGAATATGAAATGACGATGGCAGCCTTGGTCAATGAGTATGGCGAAGACAAGGTGAGTGAGAAGGTCCGCAATACTTACAAGTCTAAACCTGATTGCAAAGTTAAGGTTTTGTGGGTAGTTGAGCCTCGCAAAACAGGCTACATCAAAGGTGATCGTCAATTGATGCCGAAGGAAATGCCTTTTGCGTCATATCATGTTGAAGTTGATGAAAAAAAATGTCCTACGAGAGACAGGCTACAACGAATTTCCTTTTGTAATTCCACGCTTTAGAAAGATTCCCAATTCAGTTTATGGGACTGGGCAAGTCTCTATTGCTTTGCCAGACGCTAAAACAGCTAACAAGTTAATGCGTGACACGTTGCGCAGTGCCGAAATTTCAACTCTAGGCATGTATGCAGGTGTTGATGATGGCACGTTTAACCCTCGTACAGTGCGCTTAGGTGGCGGGAAAATCATTGTCGTTAATGATGTGAACTCATTGAAACGCATTGATGATGGCAAAGGTTATCAAGTAGGTGTTGATTTGTTAGCTCATCTTCAAGGTGCAATCCGTAAAAAGATGATGGTAGATCAGTTACAGCCTGCCGATGGTCCAGCAATGACAGCAACCGAAGTGCATGTACGTGTTGACTTAATTCGTCAGCAATTAGGTCCGCTGTATGGCCGTTGGCAAGCTGAATTATTAACGCCTTTGTTAGAGCGTACTTTTGGGCTTGCTTACCGTGCTGGTGTGATTGGTGAAGCACCAGAAGAAATGCAGGGCCGCAATCTGTCATTCAAGTTTATTTCTGCTTTGGCTCGTTCACAGCAACTAGAAGAAGTCACAGCAATTGAGCGCTTCTTAGCTGGAATGTCGAACGTAGCTCAAATAGATCCTTCAATCCTAGACAACGTAGATATGGATGCCGTAGCGCAAGTTTCGGGCATGGGCTTAGGTGTGCCTACAGCAATTCTACGTACTCAAGATCAGATCGATGCAATCCGTAAGCAGCGTCAGGAAGCACAGCAACAAGCTGCACAACAAGAACAAGAACAGGCTCTAGCACAACCACTTGCCAATGCAGTCGGTAAGGGCCTTGAGTCTGAATTAACCAGTGAGACACGACAATGATTAATGCCCTTTTGTAGTTGCAGTTCTGGCCTTTATTGTGGCTGCTGCATTTGCTCTAGCTTACAAAGTTAGTGGTGAGGAATGGCAGGAAAAGTATTGGGCTGAGAACCGCTTGCACTTAGGCACTACTACCCAGTTAGCTGCCGCACAAGAAGAACTCGAAACAGCAAATTTACGCATTGAGCAGTTGGAAGAAAGCTTGCGTAACAAGGAACAGAAACCCGAAGAAATCGGCGCTTTTGTTCAGCACAGAGCCTTGCGTCCTGCAACGCCTGAGACATATCGAGTCGTGTTTGATCTGGATCTAAACGGGCAACGCGTACTTGAACATCTAACACAACGTTATTGCCGTAATGCCTTCTCAAATACAGACCGTGAAACCAATTACAAGCTCGGGCAACAAAGCGTTGTGGCTGGAATTATCAATGAAATCAACAAAGCAAATGACCCAAATTACAGTGAGGTAGAGAACGATGCTTAATGAACAACAAGAGACAAACACAGAAAACGTTCAAACAACTGAACAGACTCAAACAGCACCTGTGGATACAGCAGCGCCACCAGTTGATAGCCAAACTCAAGAGCAAAAACCGCCAGAAGCTAACACAGAAACCAAGCCAGATATTCCTGAATCTGCAGACGCTTACAAAGTGGAGTTGGAAGGCTTTGATTTTGATGCATTCAAATCTAATGAAGATAACAAAGCTTTTTTAGAAAGTGCTCATCAAGCTGGCGTAACCAATGAGCAAATGGCTGTGGTGATGAAGGCTTACGAGCAACACACAGCAGTGCAAGTAGAAGCACTTCAACAAGATTGGGGCAATGATTACGACGCTAACTTGCGCTTCGCTAATCAAGCAATTCAAGCGGCTGGCCTGCAAACAGCAGATGTGGACTCTCCAACATTCGGTATTCGTTTAGCTGCCTACTTTGGCAAGGCATTACAAGAAGATATGCCGCCTCAAAACACCCAACAAAGCGGTGCCGAGAACATTCAAGAATTGATGGCATCAGAGGCGTACATGAATGAAAGTCATCCTGACCATAAGCGTGTTACTGCCCAAGTTCAAAGTTATTACCAAAAGACATATGGCTAGGGGGGCTAACCAATGGCGAATGAAAATAAAATCACGGCAGCGTTTGTAATTCAGTATCACGATACTTATGAAATTGCAGCAATGCAAAATGAGTCTCGATTGCTGAAGACTGCTGTAAATCGTGGAAAAATTCAGGGTGAATCATTCACTATCAACGATATGGGACAGGTTGAAATGTCTCCATCTGGTAACCGTTTCGGTGATACCACTTGGACCATTCCAGATGCAGGTGTACGTACTGCATTAATGGCAGATTATGACTTGTTCATCCCAATTGAAAGCCGTGATTTACCAAAACTTAAAGCTGTACCAACAGATAAATACATGAAGAACTTGATTAATGCGCGTAACCGCAAAATCGATGACATCATTTATCAAGCACTTGTTGGTGGCGTAACACGTACAACTGTAAACGATGCTGGTGTTAAATCTACTGGTACTGTGAATTTGCCGGCTGGTCAGATCATTCTTTCAGGCTTCGGGACTTTGAAACAGCAAATCATCAAAGCTAAATCAATTTTCCGTGCAAACGAATGTGATGAGCATAATGGTGAGACACTAAACATCATTTACACCGCTTCAATGCTTGAAGACATCTTAGGTGATACTACCTTAACTTCTGCTGATTTTATGGCAGTTAAGATGCTTCAAGAAGGTGCTGTGTCTGGTAAGTGGTTAGGTGTGAACTGGATCCCTTACGAAAAACTTAACAATGGCGCTGGTGGTGCTACCGAAAAACGTACGGTGATGTATACAAGCTCAGCCGTTCATTTTGGTGATGCTGATATTACTGGCTTCGACATTTCAAAACGTCCAGACAAAAAGAACATTTCACAAGTAGGTGGTGTTCATTCATTTGCGGCTGGCCGTGCAAACGAGCAAAAAGTAGTTGCTATTGATTACTTAGTGTAAGTGCTTTCACCCCACTGTTAGGGCAGGCGGTGGGGTGCTTTTTATACTCAATAAAGAAAGGAACATTAAAATGACCAAGCCAGTAACAGAACAAGAATTAGCTGAAAAAGCTGTAGCACCACGCGTAACGAAAGCAGATATTGATGCTTTAATGGCACGTGTAACCTATACAGTTGAACAACGTCCGGGTGGAACGACTTCAACTTTTGTTCACGCATTCCTAGATGGAGAATTCTTTCTAGCAACAGGCGTTAGTGCATGTGTGAATGCTGAAAATTTTAATGCTGATATTGGTGAAAGAATGGCCCGTGGCAATGCTGAAAAGCATGCTGAAAATAAGCTTTGGGAGCTTGAAGGTTATCGCTTATTTACTGCTCAAGTTCAGCAAAATGAAAAATATTGTTCTGATGAACGCCCTTGTGTTAACTGCTTTGCTGATCAAGGCAAATGCTTAGATAGTCCTATCTAACACCCAACAAAACACATCAAAACCCCGAAGAAACTATCCAAAAAGCTTCGGGGTTTTCTTATGTCTGTATCTAAAGTCACCATTTGCAATAATGCATTGAGCATGATTGGCGGGCAGCAAATTGCTAGTTTTGAGGAAGATTCAAAATTGGCTCAAACGTGCCGCAATCTATATGACACTACGCGCTTATCTATACTGCGCTCACATCCTTGGTCATGCGCCAAAAAACGGCAAATCTTATCTCCAGTCTCTACATATCCAAGCTTTGGCTATGCTCATGCATTTCCACTACCTAGTGATTACGTTCTGATTATTTCGGCTAACACTGAACGTTATGAAGTCGAGAACCGATATATCTTGGCCGACACTGAAGTAATTCACCTTGAATACGTTTTTGACAACGATAATGAGCAAACTTGGGATGCAATGTTAGTTGAAGCCATGACGTACAAAATGGCATCTAAGCTTTGTAAGCCAATCACGGGAAGTGATGCGGCTGGTCAATCTGCAGAAGCACAATTCCAGTTTTTGATTAAGCAAGCACGTACCGTGAATGGTCAAGAGCGACCAAGCCAAGACGTTCAGTACGCAGAATCAAGTTACTATTGGGAGCGCTTCTAATGAGACAGTGGATCCTAAAAAATAACCTGAGTTCTGGTGAATTAAGCCCGTTGCTTTGGACACGCACAGACATTCAGCAATATGCAAACGGTGCCAAAAAATTGCTTAATGCATTGCCTTTGGTTGAAGGTGGGGCAAAGAAAAGACCAGGCACAAAGTTTCGTTCTATTTTTGCAGGGGCATTACGTTTAATTCCGTTTATTGCAAACTCAGAAAACACCTATTTGCTTATCCTCGGTGTTTCTTTCATCAAGGTTTATAACCCAAGAACATATGCGGTTGTTTATGAAACTGTGACACCTTACAACACGGCTCAAAAAGTGCGTGAAGTACAGTATGCACACACTAAATACCGCATGTATTTCGTTCAAGGTGATACACCTGTACAGCGTTTACTGTGTTCTGCTGACTTTACTAACTGGCAATTTGCGGCTTTTACATTTGGCGTGAATCCTAATGATGAGTTAGGCAGCACTCCAAACGTAGCATTATCTCCATCCGGTACAGAAGTTGGAAAAGTTATTTCCTTAACTGCTTCATCGTTTCCAAACTGGACAAACACAGAGACTTACTTAACTGGTGATCGGGTTATTCACAATAGTAAGACTTGGCGAGCAACCGCAGACAATAAGGGAGTAGAGCCTTCTGCGACTACACCAGAATGGGAAGAAGTAACTAACGAAGCTGCAAACGTTTTTACACCTTCAAGTGTAGGTTCAATTGTTGAAATTAATGGTGGACAAGTAAAAATAACTCAATATGTAGACCCTTCTCGTGTAAATGGTGAGGTTTTAGTAAAACTGACTTCTGCAGTACAAGCTATTGCTAAGTCTTGGGTTTTAAAAAGTATCGCATTTAGTGCTACAGCTGGTTACCCAAAGGCAGTATGTTTCTTTAAACAGCGCTTAGTATTTGCCAATACAAAAACAAGTCCTAATCAGATGTGGTTTAGCCGGATTGGTGATGACGGCAATTTCTTAGAGACAACTCAAGATGCAGATGCATTTAGCATTGCTTCAAGCTCAGCCCAATCTGACAATATTTTGCATCTATCACAACGGGGTGGCGTGGTTGCATTAACTGGTGGAGCTGAGTTCTTAATTAACTCTCAAGGCCCTTTAACACCAGCTTCAGCACAGATTGATGAGCACACTTCTTATGGTGTTCAGGCAAATGTTAAGCCATGCCGCGTGGGTAATGAACTGCTTTTTGTACAACGTGGTGGTGAGCGCTTACGTGCCATGTCATACCGTTATGAAGTTGACGGTCTTGTCTCGCCTGAATTATCACAAATTGCCCCACATATTCCAGAAAATCATGCAGGGATTAAAGAGTTAACTTTCCAGCAAACACCAAATTCTATTGTCTGGATTGTCATGGGCGATGGTGCAGTTTCAAGTATCACACTAAACCGTGATCAGGAAATGAATGCTTGGTCTCAGCATGATTTTGGTGGGCAGGTATTGTCTATTTGTGCCTTACCGACGGGCTTAGGTGAGGACCAATGCTTCATGCTTACTAACCGTAATGGCTCTACAGTTTTGGAAGAGTTTAGCGAGTCTGCACAGAGCGATTGTGAATTTGATATCAACGTTACTAATGGCGTTGGCTCTATTTTAAATCTTGATATTCAAGTTTTAGATAATCCACTGGTTAATTTTAATAATACGGATGGATATTTCTATTCAACTTACACAATTGATGGCACCAGTATTGAGCTACCTAGTACCGATTTAACCCAAACTATTCATCTTGGGCAGACGTTTAAAACTGAAATCGACCTATTGCCACCAGACTTTAGCCAAGTACCAACAACCGCAATGTTTCATAAGATTCAGGTGCACGAAATGGCTATTTTTTGAATGCGTCTGTAGGTGGATATATCAATGGTCAAGAGCTATCAACCAAGTATTACAACCAATCAGCGTTCGTAAACTTGCCTTACACTGGCTATGTAGTCGATTCATTTGTTGGATGGCAATCATTACATGAACTTGAGGTCAAGATAACACACGACAAACCTATGCCTTTACACATGCAAAGTATCTCTATGTTGGTATCAATTAATGAGAAATGAGATGCAAGTACGGGCAGCAAACCTAAATGATTTAGATACGCTTGTTGATTTCGGCAAGCGTCTCACTAAAGAATCGCCAATCTTTTCAAAACAAGGATTTGATGAGCAAAGCGCATCTGATCTATTCGAATATTTAATCAAAAACATAACTCAATTTTTCTAGCCTTAGATGAATATCAAAATCCAGTGGGCACAGTCATTGGTGTTATTGAAACGGACTGGCGAACAGGGCACAAACTAGCTTTTGAACAGGGCGTATACGTTCTTCCTGAGTACCGTAAGTCAAATATTGCCAAGCTTTTGGTAAATACTTTCATTGGGTGGGCACAGCTTAAGAATGCTGACCGTATCCAAATTGGGACTATGACAGGCATTCATGCCGATAAAACAGTAAAACTCTATGAAAGCCTAGGTTTTAACTTGATTGGCTATGTTCTTGAGATGGAGGTTTAAGCATGTGTAATGGTGGAGCAATTTCTTCAGGACTTAAAGCTGTAAGCGACATATCAAATTCGGTAATGGCAAACGCTACAGCTAAGGGTAATGCAAAAACAATTCAATCCGTTTCCAAAGTTCAAAGCAAAAGATTAAAGAACAAGGGCAACGTGACGCATCAAGTGCCATGGCTGCGGCGGCTGAAAATGGCTTGGATGTAAATGTAGGTGCGCCAGTTGTAATCAGTGATGAGATTATCTCGGATGCTTCTTACAACGCCTTATTAAACCAAATGCAGGCAGGTTATGCGGCTGCGAATGTACGCCGACAAGGTAAGGCACAACGTAACAATTACGGCATGAAGGCGGCTAGTAACATCATTGATACTGCTGCTCAAGCTTATGGGTGGAAATAATGCGTATTCCTATTTCTCGTGGTCGTGAAGCGCCACAAGCGCAAATGCAATCGTTTACTCCCTAACACTGGCTTAGCCGAAATTGGCCGTTCTATTGGTGGAGCAATACAGGCACGTGATGACCAGCAGCGTCAGCAAGAAGTTACAGCTAAAAACCTTGAGCTTTACAACAATCAACTTGCAGAAAAAGAAGGCAAGTTAAAGCTTGATGAGTCATTATCTACTGACTTCAATGACAAAGTAGTGGACATTAAAAACCGTCTTGGTAATGGTGTAATCACTACACAGCAAGCCGATGAAGAACTTAACACTTGGTCGAATGCTAAGTTTTCTGAACTGCAAAACAGCTTGCCGGGTCACGCTCAGGAAGATTTAAAAAAATACTGGGACAGCAACGTAACGCGCCAACGTACTTCGTTCTTGCCTTTGCAATTGCGTGCAGATGAGCAAAAGGGCGGGGTTCTAGCAGATCGATTCTTCAGTGTAGCTACACGTATGGAACGTGAAGCAGGCAAAGAATACCTTTTAAAAAACATTGTTGGTCTGCCACTATCTGAGGCTCAGAAAAGTGAGCTCACCAATAAATATGAAACAACACGTGACATCACAGATATTAACTCGCGTATCACAACGGCAATTGCACAAAACAGTGTTGAAGGACTTCAAGAAGTCGCTAAAGGTCTAAAAGACTATAAGTTTATTAATGGTCAAGCGGTACAAAAATTCCAGACTGAAATTCAAAGTAAGATCACAACGCTGCAACAACGTCAGCAGGTGCAAGAAAATAAGCGCATTAATGAAGCTGACAAAGTGTTAAACGAGTTTAAGCAAAACGTTTTAACTGGTCGCCCGATTGATCTAACTTATCAGAATAATGTTGAAACGGCAGTCAAAGGCACACCTTCAGAAGCTGAATATAATTTTTATATGAAGCAATCTAGTGACTTTTTACGTTTCCAAAAGCTGCCTACAGATCAACAATTGGCTGAGATCAATAAGCGAAAAGCCAATATGAAAAATTCATCTTCCGCTGATGCAGTTGCAGAAAATAAGGTATTGGCGACCTATCAAAGCATTTATGATAACAAGCTTAAAACCGCTAAGGAAAACCCGACTCAGGCATTGCGGGAAAAAGGTATTGAGCTACCGGAAGTAAACCCGTTAAGCGTGCGTGTAAATCCTAATGAGTTTGCCAAAAACATAGTGACCATTGGTTCTTATCAAATTGCACAGCGCGATAAAGATCCAAACTCTACTATTAAGCCTATTCCAAATGAAGCTTTGCCCGCAGCAAAACAGGCTTGGGAAGATGCAAACGTTAATCAAAAGCTAGACTTAATTAGCTCTATGATTAATCAAACTAAAGGAATTAAAAACGGTGCAAAAATTTGGGGTGAAGCTTTAGGCCAGTTAGGAAATGGCGATGCTGCTTATCAAATGGCTGGTTATGCACGTGCTAATAATTTCCGTTCTGATGCTGGATTAGATGTAGCAACTGCAATTGTTGCAGGCAAACAGGCGCTTAAAAACAAGCAGATGATTCAGCCTAAAGAGGCATTACTTAAACAAAAATTCAATCAATATGTAGGGCAATCAGTATCAGGGGAAACAGCCAATCTTAACTACGCTGCATTCCAGTCTATCTATGCTTACTTAACTGAAGCGCGTGGGCAATCACACAAAGATGATAACGAATATAAGGATGATATTGGCCGTACTGCATTAGGTCTTGCAACTGGTGGTGTTTACACTCAAAAGGGCAGCTTTAAGGATTACACAGATCGCGGTATATCTGACTGGAAAGTGTCAAAACCTTACGGAATGACCGACTCAACTTTCGAAGCCAAAATCCAAAAAGGGTATGCAGACATTTCAAAAGCCACAGGTATGTCTGTAAATGATTTGGATAACTTCCGATTAGCACGTTCTCCTACAAAAGCTGCTAATGGTGACTTGATGTATGACCTAATCAATGAGCGTGGTCGGCCTCTTGTTGTAAAAGGTAATGTCTGGCGCATCCGCTTAAATGGGGTAGATAAGTAATGAGTAACTGGCTTTCTGATATATCTAGCAGCACCCAACAAGACTTTGAAAAAACAAACAGTCAGGGCTTGCAGCATCCAGACACTCGACCAAATGAACCAGGTGTGTTTGATGGTGCTATCTCATCACCGTTTCGAGGTATGGCTGTTGGTTTAAACAAAGTCGGGGATGTTCTTTCTGCTCCAATCGATGCAGTTGTTGACCGAGTTAGCTACAGCCTCAAAGATGTATCAACAAATGAGTTTATAGAGCCATATGCTGAATACAAAGCAAAGCGCGAAAAGGCTCGTGATGACTTGGTGTATGGAACTATTGCTGATCTGGAAGATAAAGAAAATACTGGTCTAGTTGGGAATATCGGCGTTGGTGTGGGTGACTATCTGTGGCGCGGCACTTTGGGAGTTGCAACTGGTGGCACCTTGGGCGCTGCCACATTGACAGGCGCTTCAACTGGAAATTATGTATATACCGATTTAACCCGTAAAGGTGTGGACGAAAACACAGCTCTAAAAGTTGCTGGTGTAAATGCTGTGGGCGATGCAGTTGGTACCGCCTTGCCTATAAGTTATGGTTTTAAAGGTTCAGGTGGTTTGGTTGGTGATGCTGCTTTATCTATTGGTGGAGCTACAGGCTTAAACACTGGTATGCAATATGCCAGTGAGCAGATACTCAAATCAGAAGGCTATGACAAGCAAGCTAAGCAGTACGAAGTTACAGGCGAGTCTTTGGCAACTGACTTGCTAATTAATGCTCTAATGTTTGGTGGAGCACGTTATTTAGGAAATCGTCAAAACAAATTAGATAGTGAAGTTCATACTGAAATCAACCAACTTAATGCAGATGATTTAGAAACACGAAATGATCAGTTAAATGATGCTCTGGTCAGAAATAGTTTTGAGTTTGAAGATACAACTTTACCTGTTAAAACAACCGATCCAGTTCAGCAAAATAAGCACTATCAAAACCTAGATGCTGCAACTGAACAAATATTGAAGGGGCAGCCTGTTAGTGTGCCAAATAAAGTGCAAGGAGAGCCACGCAGAAACGCGATAGATTATTCGAATAGCTCTTTGCCTACCAATGCAAAACAAATCGCACTACGTGCAAAACAAGACGGTATAGACCCAAGTGTTGCATTGACGATTAGCCATATCGAAACTGGTGGTAAATTTAATCATACAGCGCAAAACCCAACATCAAGCGCATATGGTCTTTTCCAAGTCCTAGATGACTCTTGGAAGAACTTAGGCGGGAAAGACCGTAACAATGTTGATGAGCAAATTCGTATCGGCTTGAAGCATATTAAACAAGCCAATAGCTATATTCGTAAAAACTTAGGCCGTGAACCTGTAGCACATGAGCAATATCTAGGTCACTTACTTGGTCCGGGTGGAGCCGTTAAAGTTCTTAAAGCTGATCCTAGCCGCCCATTAATTGATGTGGTGCGTTCGTACGATGCTAAAAATGCCGATGCTATTGTTAAAAATAACGGTATGTCTGGCATGACAGTAGGCGAAGCTATTAACAAATGGCGCAACAAATGGAACCAGTTAAGCTCACGTTATGGTGGTGAAACAAGCGCAGCTTATGGGATGGATGGTTCAAGTTATGATTTCGCTTATGAGGTGAAAGATTGGACTGATTTAGTAGCATCTAACGACCAGTTATACGGTGTAAATCCGCTTTACCCAAGTGAACTACAGCCACGTGACCGAACCCGTGAAGCATCACGCCAGCAAATTGAACGTATGGCTGACGACTTAAAGCCTGAGTTACTTGGTGAATCTTATAAGCTATCAGACGGTGCACCAATCATTGGCCCCGATAATGTTGTCGAATCAGGCAATGGTCGTACATTGGCTATTGGCCGCGCTTATGATAATGGTCGCGCAGATGCATACCGAGAATTTGTTCAGAATTGGGCGAATAGTAGAGGAATGGATATATCAGGTTTAAATCAGCCTGTTTTAGTGCGTACACGTCTTAGTGATGTAGACCGTGTAGCTTTCTCCCGTTTAGCCAATGAAAGCGATGTGGCGCAATTCAGCGCAACTGAGCGCGCAATGAGTGACGTTGATCGTCTACCAGATTCAACACTACTAAAAATCAATAATGACGGTTCAATCAATATTGATGGCTCTATGGATTATGTCCGTAGCTTTGTAGACCAGTTGCCACAGTCTGAACGTGGATCGGTAATTACTAGCTATGGTCGCTTATCACAAGAAGGTAAGCGCCGAATTGAATCGGCAATCGTACAGCGTGCTTATGGCGATTCTAACCTTGTCACTCGTCTATCTGAAAACCTAGATGATGATAGTAAAAACGTTCTAAACGCCTTACTCCGTGCGGCACCGCAACTTTCACAACTTAATGATTTAGTTAAACAAGGTGGGCGCTTTGAGAACACCATTTCTCAAGACTTGGCGCAGGCAGCGCAAAAGCTTACAGACTTAAAAGCAAATGGCTTACAGGTTCGTGACTATTTAAATCAAGGCCAACTTATTGATGATGGATTAAGTGATGGAGCAAGAAGATTTCTTGAGGTCTTTGATAATAACCGCAAGAGCGCAAAGGCGATTAGTGAATCCATTAACTCTGAGATTCAGACCATTGAAAATATGGGCGACCCGCGACAAGGCTCATTGTTTGGCGAAACACCAGAAGAAAAAGCCGCGCTTGATGTGATTTTCTCAAATCCAGATCAACCCATTGCAGTAAGCCGTATTAATTCAATGGGTGAACCAGAAGAATTTACCATGACATTACGTGACTATCACGCTGAGCTTGAAGCAGAAATTAAGCAATCTGAACAAGATATTTTAGCAGCACAAACTGCTTTGAATTGTGCTTTGCAATTTGGCTAATGTATACTCAATTTGTGGCTAGGCTGATCACCGAAAAGCTGTTTAACCTGAACAGTTGCCACACCCACAATCAGGTATTGCAGAGGTGCAATATGTCTCGCGAATTTGGTTGGATCACCCCAACAACTTTAAAAGAAAATGCTCCAGATGGGGCGAACTTATGGTTAGATCTTTGTGACCAAGATTTAGTACATGAGATTATTTATTTCAAACAAGATAAAAGAAAAAGGCCTTTTATTTTATTTAGAGCATTATAAGACTTGGGAAATTTGCACCAACTTGGAGTGGATTTCTAAAGTAAGACTTCTGGATGATGACGGTAGAGGTTCTTTAGCTTTTAGTTATGGTGACAAAGTGGTATTTCTTGATAAAGAGTCAATACCTCAAATTTGGACAGTTTCTAATTACCTTGCTAATGGTAACTTCAGTTTGGAAAGTAATGGTCCTAAATTAGAAGGTGTTACACTTCCAGCGAATAAGAATGAAATTCGGAAGGCAACTCAAAAGGAGATAGAGGTAAATAGTCGCTTATGAACATTGAAGAAATTAAAAACGCCGCACCTTCTGGCGCAAAGTACTATCGAGAGAAAAACGGGCAAATCCTTTTCTACACTACAGATATGATAGGTTCAAGACATATTCTATATAGATATGAAAATGACAAATGGGAAGAAACAACTCTAAATGATTGGAGTGTGTTATCTAGATTAGAGTAGTTTTAAATACTCGAATTTCATTACCCAACAAACCACCATAAATTAAATGCTCAGATAGCTAAAACTATTTGGGCATTTTTTATGAAAGAACAATGCAAACAAGCCGTAGCTAAAGCACTTGGCAAGCAATCCCTTACAGCTCAAGAAGCAACAGACATCGAGGCACGTATCAATGAAACTATGCGTAATCTTGCGCGTAAAGATATTGATAAATGGCGAAATCTTTCTGATGCTGAAAAACTAACAGAAGCATCAAAGCAAGTTGCTATTGATATTCAAGAACAATTAAAACGCAAACATAAAATTGCTGCTCAAGACATCCTTAAGCAATCGCAAAACATTGCAGCCTTAGATCATGGCAAATTGTCATCAATGGAAGTCATAGACCGCATGGTTGCTGCTCATGGTGATATGTCTGGAATTCAGTCAATCGACTCTAAAGCACGTGGTATTGCTGCAATTTATCGTGGCGATCTGGTGGATTTTTACACCAACATTAAAGGCGGTTTAGGAATCTTCACAGATCAGGAATTAGTACAAAAAATTGTTCGTGAGCGATTTGGTGAAAACACTGGCGATGCATTAGCTAAAAAAAATTAGCGACAAGATGGGGGTGTTTTTGAAACCATGCGTGACCGATTTAACCGGAACGGTGGCGACATTGGAAAGTTAGACAATTGGGGATTGCCACAAACGCACAACCTAGAAAAAATTGCTAAAGCAGGAAAAGAAGCGTGGGTAAACAAAGCTGAATCACTAATAGACACACGCCAATATGTACACGAGAACGGTGATTACTACTCACAACAAGAAATACGCTCATTGCTTGAATATACCTATGACACGCTATCAAGTGATGGGGCAAATAAAATCGAAGTTGGCCGACAAGCTACAGGTGGCGGTACATCAAAAGTAACTAACCGTCATGGTGAAAGTCGAGTCTTGCATTTTAAAGATGCAGAATCATGGCTTGAATATCAATCTGAGTTCGGCGGCATGCAATTTGTAGACTTGGTCGAAGCTCATATTAATGGCTTATCGAAAGATATTGCTATGGTTGAGAACTTAGGTAGCAATCCAAAAACAGCTTTAAAAATTTTGATGGATGCCGCAGCCAAAAAGGACTGGGAAAAAGGCATTGAAGAAAACCAGACCAAGAGCAGCCGCAAGCGTGCTCAGGTAATGTTTGACGAGTTTAGTGGTGGTAACTCACCACAGTCACAAGTTCTAGCTAACTTAGGCCTTGCCTATCGCTCTATGAATGTGGCTTCAATGTTAGGAGGCACCACAATTGCATCGTTAGCAGATCAAGCAACCATTGCTAAAACAGCTCATGTGCATGGTCTTTCATATCGTAAAGCCTTTGGTGAATTAATCGGGCAGCTCAACCCAGCCAATAAAACAGACCGAGAACTAGCACATAGCTTAGGTCTGGCAACTGAGGAAATGTTAGGCTCTATTGCACGCTGGTCAGATGATGGGCTTACATCAACTTATGGGAAATCCGAAAAACTAGCTCGTATATCTAGCGGAATCGCATCTCAAGTAATGCGTGTTTCTGGTCTCAATGCTTTAACAGCCGCATCAAAAGTAGGTTTTACAAAGCTACTAATGGAGAAGTACGGACGTTTAAGTCGCTCAAAAGCTTGGAATGATTTAGACTTACAAGACCGTGAATTACTTTCAAACACTGGTCTAGATGAGCGTGCTTGGGAAGTTTTCCAATTAGCTGAGCCGGTTGTTGATCGCAAGGGAAATCAACTCATGTCGGCGCGTTCAATCTATGAAATTCCAGATGAAAAGTTAGCAGCATTTGGCGATCCTAAACAAGTTAAAGATCAGGTTGCCTCACAACTTCAAGCACACTTGCTAGATGAGCAGGGCATGGCAGTAATTGAAGCAGGGCTTCGTGAACGCACATGGATGACTGTAGGCGCTAAGGGTACTATCACGGGTGAGGTGTTTAAGGGCTTAACTCAGTTTAAATCTTTCTCAGCATCATTCTTAATGCGTCAAGGGAGCCGCACAATGGCTCAAGAAGGCTTAAAAGGCAAGGCAGCATATGCGATACCACTTATGGTCAGTATGACGTTGCTAGGTGGTTTGGTCGTACAACTACGTGAAATCCTAAATGGTAACGACCCACAAACAATTTATGATAGTAATGATCCTAAAAAGGCTACAAGCTTCTTTATGCGCTCACTAGTTGCTGGTGGTGGCTTGCCTGTACTCGGCGACATTCTTGTTGCTGGTACTGATACTTCTGGTCGTGATGCAAACTCATTTGTATCTGGTCCACTTGGTAGTGATTTCACTGCTCTATTGGGTTTAACGGTTGGTAACTTAACTCAGTACAACGAAGGCAAAGACACCAATTTCGGCAACGAAGCATTCAAATTTGTGAAAGGTAAAATCCCTGCACAAAACCTGTGGTATACAAAAGCAGCAATTAATCGAATGTTCTTTGATGAAATACAGGACACTATTGCTCCCGGCTATCGTGAGAAGGCTTTGCGTAAAGCTGAAAGACAACAAGACCGTGAAAGATACTGGGGTGATGATGTTACCGATATTCGTGCACCTGACTTTGAGCGGGTTGTGAAATAAAAAAAAGGACTGCAAATGCAGTCCTTTTTTTTTAATCTTAACGGCCACCAGCACGACGGTCAGCCGCACGGTCTCCACAAGATGAACCGTCTTTAGCAGATTGCCAGCTATGATCACATGAACCAGCAAAAGTCATAGTTGCAGGTAAAGCTAAAATAGCTGCAAGAATTAAAGTTTTCATTAAATGTACCCCTAGTTATTGTTTGCAAATTTGCTCACTAAGTATACATTTTAAGTTATTAATAATCTATGACTACCAAAGTAGGACACCCAACAAACCCCAACCGAACCCCCTGTATATATGAACTATATGCGAGGGCTTTTTTTATGCGTGATGATCAAACAAAAGAGTTAGAAGAACTAACTGAAAAAATGACAGATGACCTTATTCAAATTGCCTATGCTGCTAGTGAATGCGGCTTTGAAACACCTGAAGATCGTGGCAATAAAGTATGGCTCTACAAGGGTCTAAACCAATGCGCCTCAGCTATCACAAAAGTTGAGCAAGTTCTTGCATATCGCAGAGGAACATTGCCACCAGAAAGTAAAGATGAGGACACGCAAAAGAAACATGAACAAAATCTAATTAAAAAAGCAGAAGCAGAAGCGGAAAAAATTAGACAACGGATGAGCTGATGACTAAACCAAAAATCAGCTTTCTAGCGTTCTTTTTAATTTGGGCAGATATACAGGGTTGGAAGGTTCCAGACTTCCATGCCCTTGTTTGTATTTTCCTAGAAAACTTCTATATCAAGGGCCGTACTGCACTGCTCATGATGCCGCGTGGGCATTCAAAATCTACAATTCTTGATGTTTTTAATGCATGGGTTATTTACTGTTGGCCTGAAACGCAAATATTCCACCAAGGCACTACAGATGATGATGCTTATAAATGTAGTAACGGGACTAAGTTAGTCTTAGAAAAGCATCCTCTTTGTGTTGATAACGCCGAAGTTAAAAGAAAAAAAAGGTGAAACGGAACGTTGGTGGGTAGCAGGTACAGACGATGTCCGTTACGGAACCATGTTGGCTAAAGGCATCCTTTCTGGTGTAACAGGTCACCGCGCGCATTTCATCCAAAACGATGACGTTGAAACTCCAAAAACAACAGGCTCTCCAGAAGCCCGAGAAAAACTCACCTACAGATTATCTGAACAAACTCATATTGCCTTTCCTGGTGCAAAGAAGCTCTGGATCGGAACACCACACTCACATGACTCACTTTATGACAAGATTAAAAAGCTACGTAAAGTAGATATATTGGTGCTCAAAATGTTTGAAAATGAAAAGCGCATTGAGAATGCATTAGCAGGTGGTAAATACTTTCTAGACTTTGAGCCAATACATGCTTTTGCTGGGATTGGGCAAGGGGCGAAATACCTTAGTAAAGGCCAAGACTACACACTAAAAAAAGTAAACGATCTGTATGAAGTAACTTTGGCGAATGACCATTATGTTGCAGATTTTTATTCAGAAGGCATTTGGGCAGAGCGTTTTGATGCTGAAGAAATGGCATCACGCCGAGAGGAATGTAAAACCCTTAACGAATGGGACTCTCAATATCAAATGCATGCCAAGCCTATTGGAGATGTGCGTTTAGATCCAGATAAAATCATAGCCTATAACTGTGAACCAGTTCTTAAGCGAGCCAATAGAACCACTATGTTTATGATTGGTGAGCGTCAAATTGTTGGGGCGACATTCCGCTGGGATCCATCCTCAGGAAAGCTTAAGTCTGACGTCTCATCAACAGCACTAGTATTTCATGATGATCTTGGGAATAAGTATTGGCATAGATCAGTAGCCCTTAAGGGTGAGGTGATTGAAACTGATTCAGATGGCCGTGTAATAGGTGGGCAAGTTTGGCAACTATGCAACATCATCAAGGAATTTCATTTATCTAAAGTCACTATCGAGACCAATGGTATTGGTAACTTTGCACCAGCAGCATTAAAAGCCGCATTAAAGACACGTGGAATAAGATGTGGGGTAACAGAGCAGCACTCAACCAAATCAAAGAACAAGCGCATTTTAGATGGCATTGAAGGGCCTTTAATTTCAGGCCTTCTATGGGCGCATGTTTCAGTTTTAGAAGATGAGAACGGAGAAGATTCTGCACAAGTGAAACAAATGCGTGAATTCAATCCAGCCTTTACTGATCAACCAGATGACTATTTAGACTCATTAGCAGGAGCAATCGTAGAATCCCCTGAAAGAGTTGGTAAATCACTCAACCAAACTGACTATGAAGAATCGCCTAATTGGAGAACAAACGGTGGCGTACATGAAGCCGCCTTAGATTTCGAAAATTAGGGGTAGGCTATGGCAGTACCAGAACAGACGCCATATAAAGAATATACGGCAAATGGGATAACTACTGTTTTCCCTTTAGATTTTGATGTGCTAGAACAGGATCATTTAATTGTTCTTATTGATGATTTAGAGCCCCCAGTTGGCTCATGGCATTTAGATGCAGCTAAAGATGCAGTGGTTTTAATAGTGCCCCTGTCTCAGGGGCTATTGTTAAAATTAGAAGGGATGCCCCTTTCTCAAGAACTACTAATTATCAACTTTATGATCGATCTTTTTGCCTGATCCTGTAAATAAAGACTTTGATGCGATTTGGCGAAAGCTTCAGGAAGTTGGTGTTTCTGGTTGGTTAATAAGTCAAGAAATTCTTAAACAAGGCGTTTCATTACAACAACTCGAAGACTTCACAAATCAAATTTATGACAATTTAAATAATATTTCTATATCAAAAGAATGGTTTGCTGAATTTATTGCAGACGGAATGGAAAACCAAAAGCAAATTAATGATAAAACGACACAAAATGTATCAAATATTGAGAGTTTAAAGGAACTGATTGTTAGAAAAAATGGACAAAAAGTCCTAGTTAACAATAGATATGTTTATGAATATAAATCAGAAGCTGAAAATGCAATTGATGACATTTACTCTATTTTACCAGCAAATGGTATTGGCCGTTGGATATTGCAAAAGCCAGTAAATCTTTTTGCTTCTGACTTCTGTTTAACTTCCATTCAGTCTGCATTGAGTCAATCAGTAAAGTTGCAGATGGTTAATGATCTATCTGTTAGTTTTAATGTCCCCTTTATTGTAGATGATGAATTTATGGTTGCTCCTGTTGAGTCCGACCACAACATTTGCTTTTACGTTCGAAGCAATAACGACATTACTTTTTACACCAAGGGGCAACTTTAAAATCATACCAAATGATTTTACAACCTATTCAATTCTACATATCGAAAACATTGAGAACTATAAAGTTTTGTTCCCGCAAATTACGGGTGATAGAGATCAACATCTTGGTACGCAGGGTGAATGGGGATATGGTATTGCTAACTATCAATCTAAGAAGGGTTATATTTATCGGCCAAAAGTTGTTAATACTTGGGGAGATGGGATATATGTCGGCCGTCGCTGGGGATTGATAACCGATGATACTCCAACAGATATTACAATCTCAGAACCAACCGTATTAAATGCGGGACGAAGTGGCATCTCACTTAGTGCAGGCACGAGAGTAAACATTTTGATGCCTTATGTTTTCGGTGTGAAGGGTAAAGCACCTGAAGCAGGCATAGATATTGAGCCAGAAGCCGCTGCGGGATTGCCTAAATCGCATTTGAAAGACTGTATTATTTCCTCGCCAACTATCGAAAATTGCAAAATTGGCTTGGTTGGATATTTTTTTCCCTAATGATTCTACATATGAAATAGAAATTTCAGGTGTCACAACAATTAAGAGTTGTGAGCAGCCATTAGTGCTTTGCGCGGGTGGCGCGAATAACCAAGGCTATATCGATATCAATAAGTTGGTTTTGTCAGACTTAAAAGGTAATACCCTTTTGCAAAATGCATGGCACAGAAGCGGGGGGTTCCGGTGCACAGTTAAAGAGTTAGTTACTGATAAATCTTTACCAATTGTTCTAACAATGAACGGGGCCTTTAGTACAGGTAAGCTCGGTCATTTTGATGTTCGAAAGATTATTAATAATGATCCGGTAGGAAAAATTGGCTATTACGTGCCTACATCAGTCCAAAACTATGAAGACAATTCAACATATATGTTTGAAGACCCTAATCGTGCATATTTGGATTTTGACTTTACTACGCATTTTTTTGGTAAAGATTTTCTTTCAAACATCGTTACCTTACATACTGGGTGGACCGCTTCTTCAAGAAATATGTCAAACATTATTTGGCAAGACCCTTCGATCGATACCACTGGTAATTCTGCAATTTATATCGCTACAAACAATGATTATCGCCGATTGAAAATCGGACTTGCAAATACGACGACAATCGTAGGTCAGGGGTGTAATATTTCGGGTCTTCGTATTCGTAAAGCGGATGGCTCTTATTACACTGAAGCACACACGCAATTTATTGGCGCATGGTTGGATTTTCAAAACAATTTAAACGGCAATACAGAAGTGTTTGGCTCTTATGGCAACTGGACTTTCACCTAGCTTACCCAACAAACCATCACAAGCCCTTTGCTTCCAATAGCTTAGGGCTTTTTTATTGCCAATAATTTTAGAGGTTCATATGCAAGAAAATGCAATTCCATGGGTTTTAAAAATCTTTCCAGCAGTGATAGGGGCAATTCTTGCGCTTGTTTTAAGTGGGGACATTGATAAGGAAGGGAAAATCAAAGTTTCAATGGGGGTTATTACAAAGTTCGTCTGTAGCGTGACGGTAAGTTTATATGGGGGTTCAGCATTCATTGAGCACTTTGAGTACCTAAATCATTCCACGATGTTTCAAGGCTTCATCATGCTGATTTTCGCAGTCTTTGGGCTATTAGTAATCGGCATTATTTATCAGTCAATTGCATTACTGAAGGGTAAAAGCATGTCCGAAGTAATTGCTGAAGTTAAGGCAGCATTTGTTTCTATTATTGGCGGCAAAGGTGGCAACTCATGAACATTGATCAATATCTTGATGAATTAATTAAGCGCGAAGGTGGATATGTAAATAATCCAACTGATCGTGGTGGGGCAACAAAATACGGAATTACCGAAGCGGTTGCACGTACAAACGGTTTTAAAGGCAACATGAGAGATTTACCACTTGAAACCGCAAAGGCAATTTATAAAAAGCAATATTGGGTGTTACCACGTTTCGATCAAGTAAATGCTATTAGTCCTGCCGTGGCCGAAGAGCTATTAGATACTGGTGTGAACTGTGGTACTGGATTTGCTAAGCCACTTTTACAGCGAGCATTGAACTTGTTAAACAATCAAGGTAAAGCAGGTTGGCCTGATCTAACTGTAGATGGTGTTTATGGTCCAGCCACCTTGAATGGGCTTAAAACCTACTTGGCTAAGCGTGGTAAAGAAGGTGAAAAAGTTTTAGTTCGCGTTCTTAATATCATGCAAGGTCAACGTTACATTGAAATCTGTGAACGCAATCCCACGCAAGAGCAATTCTTTTACGGCTGGATCAATAACCGGATCGCATAAAGTATTTATGTGCAAGCGTACCAAAGTTGCATCAATCATTACATTGCTGTGTTTAATCTTCTCAGGTTGCACAGCTCACACTATTAATAGTAATGTGAATGTCTCGGTTTGTGTGAGGGCTTTGTGATGTCGCAAGTCATGATCATGGTTTCAGAATGTGGCAAGATGGAACATACGTGTAATCTTCTTGCTGAATTAAATAAGAATAATGAAGTCACCAAGATTTATGACTCAAATGGTAATGAGCTAAAAATTAATTTTCTGCGAAATGAAGTCTACTTCAACAAAATTTGGTGGCAGTTTAGTAAGAAGCAAAGCTATTAGTCTTTCCAACTATCTACAATATCAGCCCAGTCTTGCAGCATCTTGCGTCTGCTTTCTAGATATTTTGCATGGTTGTATGTGGCCCGAGTCTTGTCTGGGTCTTGATGTGCAAGTTGCTTATTAATCCAATCTGGTTTATATCCCTTCTCATTTAATAGGGTAGATGCTGTTGCTCTAAAGTCATGAGTAGTTACTTCGGATAAACCAACATAAACTAGTGCTCTATTAAGTGTAGTCCTTGCGAGCATTTCACCATCCTTATTTGGAGAGGCAAAAACATATGGCTGATTTGGATTAATTTCATACTGCTCCAGAATAAGGTTGTAGACCTGATCTGACATAGGAACAATATGAAGATGGTTCTTTTTGTTACTGCGCTCCTGTAGGCGTCGTCTAGATGCTTTTGGGAAAGAAATAGTCATTTCCTCAAAGTCTACATATTCCCATTTCATGCGCCTAATTTCAGAAGCTCGTAGCATTGTATAGGCCAATGTTAGTACAGCATTTCTTACTGTAGTAGTCCCACCATAATAGTCAATTCGTGTTCTTAATCTTATTTTTTCAAATTTTTCTAAAGGTCTAGCATGTTCAGTTTCTGGCTGCTCAATAGCATTTCTAACTGCAATAGTTGGATCATTGTCTGCTCTTAAAGTTACAATTGCATAGCACACAACTAAACTAATAAATCTGCGATTTAAACTTGCAACAGATTCACCAGTACCACAATGAGAGTGCTTTTTAACTCTAGTCATGCTGCTACGCATAATATTTAAAACATCTGCAGAAGTGACTTCTTTTATTGGCTTATGGCCGATTACTTTATAAATATCCTTTTCCATATAGCGCTTAAATTGGTCAATATATTCCGCAGATCTATACTTCATCCCCTCGACAATATATTCCTCAGCAATAGCTTTAAAAGTGTTTTCTGCAGCTGTTAATTTTTCCAACTTCTTGTTCTTTTTATCTTGCGCAGGATTTATACCATCTTTAATAAGTATCTTATTTTCATCTTTTTTCTTTCTAGCTTCAGCTAAAGATACAGTAGGATATTCACCGAGGCTAATTGTTCCTTCTTTACCTTGTAGTGTATATTTAAGCCGCCAAACTTTCTTGCCAGTTGTTCTTACCTCAATGTATAGCCGTTCCGCATCAAGAACCCTATACATTTTTTCTTTTGGTTTGAGTGCTTTAATTTTGGCGTCGGAAAGCATTAAATTACCCGTTTAACTTTTTTTTGTTACCCGCGAGCATACCCGTTTTAGTGACAGATTAATACAGATTAATAGCGACTAAAACAGACTAAAAGTTTAAAAAGATAATTGGCATTAAAGAACTTCACCGATTAATACAGATTAAAGCAGAGTTAAGTGAATATTTTAATTGCGAATGATGACGGTGTATTTGCACCAGGTATACAGGCTTTAGCTGAAGCGTTAAAACCCTTAGGCCGTGTTGTTGTAGTTGCTCCAGAAAGTGAAAGAAGTGGATTTTCGAGCGCGTTAACATTAGATCGTCCTTTACGTCCTATTCAAATTGCTGAAGATGTATGGGCTGTAAATGGAACGCCAGCCGATTGCGTCTATTTATCTATGAATGGATTGTTTGATTTCGAATTTGACTTGGTGGTTAGTGGAATCAACAGTGGTGCAAACTTAGGTGATGATGTTCTGTATTCGGGAACAGTCGGCGCTGCATTTGAAGGACGTTTAATGAAACAGCCTGCAATTGCAGTTTCTTTAGCGGGTTCTGATGTGCGTTCATACAACCATAAAGATGATTATGCGCAAGCAGCCAAATGGGTACATGACTTTATTGCCAAAGGATTACCTGCGCTACCACCTCGACATATTTTTAATATTAATATTCCGGATGTACCTCAGTTGAAAGGTACACAAATTACCTATCAAGGACGCCGTGCTCAGTCTAAACCCATCACAAGTCATGTCGACCCAAGAGGAAGACAGGTCTACTGGATTGGTCTGGCAGGTGAAGCAGTTACGGACCCGCAGCGTATTGCTAGCCAGATTCAATCTGACTTTTTGCGGTTGCAAACGGTTTTGTGAGTGTGACCCCAATTCAGATGGATGCAACAAACTATGCGGTTTTAGAGGATTTGCAGGCAAGCTTGGGTCAATAATTTGGCCCGAATGTTATAACTTTGTGAATATAGAAAAAGAGGAACATGTTTCCTCTTACTTTTTTGGTACTCTTAGCCGAAATGATTTGTAGCATTTAGTGAGGGAGATCGATGCATTTAACTGGGCAACAAAGCAGATCGCATATTCAAAGAGACAATATAATGAAAATTATGATGTTGTCTGTAGCTGTAGGTTTTACTGTTGCAATGGCAGGATGTGCTTCTAAACCACAAATTAATAATAGTTCTCGCTATTCAATGGCTCCTAACTATTACACCGTTCGTTCAGGTGATACTTTAAGTGGCATTGCAATGCGTTATGGTTTGGACTATCTCAGTATTGCAGAGATGAATGATATTGCTCCGCCATATCGTATTTATGTTAATCAATCATTACGATTGAAAAAATCTTCTTCACCAAAAACCGTGTCGACACAAGTCATGGCGCAACAAGAGCCGATTAAGCGCCAAACAATTGCATTACCGACAACCACAACTCCACCAACAACAACGGTTACTACACCGCCGCCAAGAACAGTTGCACCAACAACCAATACTAGCGTAGGGGCTTCAATTCCAAGTTCAAGCTTGCGTTGGGTGAAACCAAATAATGGTCCGGTTATCCAAGGATTTAATTTGGCGAATAATGTCAAAGGAATTCGTTACGGTGGTAACCAAGGTGATCCTATTTATGCGGCAGCTGACGGTCAAGTTGTATACGCAGCCGATGGTTTAAAAAGAATATGGTAATCTCGTTTTAATCAAACATATTGATGGCTATATCAGTGCGTATGCCCACAATAGCAAGATGATGGTGAAGAGTGGAGACAATGTAACCGCAGGCCAAAAGATTGCTGAAATGGGGTCTTCAGGGGCTTCTCGTGTCATGCTTGAGTTCCAAATTCGCCTTGACGGTAAACCAATCAATCCGGCAAATCTTTTACCAAATTAG